TGATTCCTAACCTTGGTTAATTTTAAAGTCTTAACAGGACTCGAACAGCACCTTAGTTAACGCTTAACTCTATAATTTAACGAGTTGAGCGATAGGTGTTGGGTAGTTTAGTCTCATCTAGACGTGAGGCGTTCTAGGGATAAAAGGCCCTTAGAGCTACCTCCTTACTTTAAACCCTTAACCGGGGCAAAATTATCACCGAAGTGGTAATCTTAGATACCTCCGGTATCCGATATAATAGAATTAATATTGCTAATAAACAAATTTTGTATATTAAAAATATAATTTTAGCAAGGTCACTTGGTTTATCCCTAAACCGAGGCCTTAACTTTCTATTATTCTCAGGGTCTCACCTGCATCAGCAGGTGAGGTGCGTCAGTGATCTCAAACCACCATTCACCAAGCCTTCTAAGGTGGTTGGGACTTACGCAGACAAGCTCTTAGCTAGTATTTCTGGTATGATCTCCAGAAATGGAGGTCGACCAATGGTCCAGATCCTGAAAAGGTATCTGACAGCCTTGGTTCGCTCTTGAAGTGGCGGAAGAGTAAGGATAATCTACCTCTTTTCCAAAGAGGTTTGTAGGCTACGTAAGAGGTCAGGGATTAAATTCCTGACCCAGTACCTCAAAACATCATCCGTCCTCCTACAGCAATCAGTAGGGGGAATGATGTTAGATGATCTTACAGCCTTAGGGCCAAAAGTAGGACGTAATCGTGTCGGCTTGCCAAGGATCATACCCGCGAGAGATCGAGCCTATATCCGTTCCGGAAATAGGACCGTTCTTCGTATTTGGCTGACCCTTTTCTCACTTTTCCGTGTTCTCCAATGGTCCGCTAAGAAGCGGCCTCGGATATTCCGGACTATAGTGGAACCGGCAAGCGTCGACTTCACGAGTGTCCTTGAGGAATTCAAGGTTTTCTCTCGGGACCGTTTCTTCAGGTTTATTCCCCACGGGGAGTCCTCACCTTTGGTGAAGGCCTCCTTCCGTCGGAATAGACTGAATGAGATCCCCGACGAGAACGATTTCATGACGGAGTTGAAGATGGACTTCTTCCAGTTAACTAAGACATCCCCTACCTCGGGATCGGGTGTGTCTTCTAGTCCGCAAAGTATATACGATGCGGCTGCTACCTGGCTTAGTCGTCCCTTCACCCATCTTTACCAATCACTGGAGGCCTGAGTCAAATTGACTCAGACCAAGTCCCAGTTTACATTATTTGGTCGTGATACTCCTCACGACGTAATGCAGTTGGTATACAGGATGGCTCGTCGTGGTCGCCCCCTTCGTTACCTTGGTAAGTTGGGTCTTAAGGAGGAACCCGCCGGTAAAGTGCGGGTTTTTGCTATGGTTGACTGCTTCACGCAGTGAGCCATGCGCCCTCTTCAAGATCACATCTTCGAGGTTTTACGAAGGATTCCTCAGGATGGTACTTTTGACCAGTTGCACCTGTTAAGCGTCTACTGAAGACTGACGGGGATTTCTTCAGTTACGACTTATCTAGTGCCACTGACCGATTACCAGTCCTACTTCAAGAGATACTCCTGCGCCCTGTTCTAGGGAATCGTGGGGCTGAACTGTGAAGGAAAATCCTTACAGATCGCCTCTATGCTTTACCTCACAGAACCTTCGCACTCGAGCCCATCTCCAGTCCTGGAGACAAGGGTTTCGTAGTGCCAGACTCAATCTGCCGTACTACAGCAGTTAAGTACGCGGTTGGGCAACCTATGGGTGCGTTATCCTCTTGGGCCATGCTGGCTTTATCGCATCATGCGATAGTCCAGTGGGCCGCTCAGAAGGCCGGGAAGACTGGGTGGTTGAGTGACAGATGATTCCCTAACTATGCCATTCCGGAGATGATATAGTTATTAAGGATTCAGCTGTCGCCTCGAAGTACCTAGAGATCTTGAGCTCCTTAGGGGTTAAGGTTAATCTTTCGAAGTCGCTTATCTCTCGCGGTAACAAGAGAGTTTGCGAATTCGCTAAGAGATACTTTACTCCTAAGGATTCTTCGCCTATTCCATTTAAGGAAACAACAGCTGCTCTATCCTCGGTCATGGCCTTGTCAGAGTATGTAACTAAGTACAAACTGACCTGGGCGATGATCTTCCGGTTAGAGGGTTTTGGATATAAACAATTAGGTAATATCTTCAAACCTTTACACCTGTTATCGGCGAAGGCACGTCTAATAACTCTCGTCTTGACCCATCCCGACGGTTCATTCCGTTTACCGGTTTCCAAATGACTTGGAATGGTTAAACTGGGTAAAAGTTATCCTCTGCGTCCATCCTTCTGATGATGGTACCATGAGGATTGCCTTAAACGTATAATGGACCGTGACCTCAG